CCCCCGCCGCTCCTACGCCAAGACAGGCTATCGAAAGAGGCGTGGCGCTATGTCGAAAAAGGCCATTTTGAATGTCTCGTCTCGAAAGAAGCGTGACACCATGCTGTACTGGACGAACCAGAGTGCAGCCGGTATCAGCAATTCTTATTCTGCTTCTCCTGCCGTTATAAGTGGTGGGACTTCCACCCCTTCCTGCTTTCTGTTTTGTGCTACTGCACGGGACAATGAGGTTGCTTTTGGCGGTAACCCAGGGACTATCTTCGATACCGCTACTCGAAGCTCTACAACTTGTTTCATGCGCGGCATCAGTGAGCGCATCGAGATTCAGGTGGATGATGGTTTGCCTTGGCAGTGGCGACGCATTTGTTTTACTGCGAAGGGTCTGCAGTTGATTACTACTCAGAGTGACACCTTCGGCTTGTGGGCTGAGACTCCTGGTGGTTACCAGCGTGTTGTTAACCAGCTTGTTGGTGACAATAATACAGCCATAGAAAGTTACATTTTCAAAGGGGTGAAAAATGCAGACTGGGTGGATCCTCTCACGGCGCCGCTGGACAACAGTCGCATTAGTGTGAAGTATGACAAGACTATCACTATCGCATCCGGTAATGAAGACGGAGTTATCCGGAAGTATAATCGGTGGATGCCTATGAATCACAATTTGGTCTATGATGACGATGAAGCCGGAGGCGGCAAGGCAGGAGACCGGTTCTCGGTTCAAGGAAAGGCCGGCATGGGCGATTACTACATCATGGATTATTTCCGCCCACGTGATGGTTCTAATGGTGATAATCATTTGCAGTTTGCGCCTCAAGCTACTCTCTATTGGCATGAAAAGTGACAATAGGCCTATTCACACATATGAAAATACAATTTGCTTCCATCCAATCAATATCATCCTGAAACCATTGGTGTGACCTCTCGTCGTTGATGCTAACCCTCATGTCGATCCTGGGGTCCCTGTTACAAGCCCAAATTATTGGCTTGCCCCACTTCATGTACACCGCGTCTCGGTGTAGTTGACGTAGCCCAATATATGGCTGGCCTCCAAACCAAGATTTCCAGCCTGGCATGTGGTTGATGGAGTTGTCATCGAATACCGCATAATCTACCTTCTCGCATTCGTTTATCGCAACCTTGGCAGAGAGTAACCTCTCGAAGTACATGTGGTTGCCTAGACTGCGAGCCCACGTCGTCTTCCCCGTCCGCGAAGGTCCATACAAAATAAGACTTTTCGGTCTCCCTAGTTAAGTTCTGTTAAAAAACGCCCTCGAGTTAGGGGCTACAGCCCCTGAGGAGCCAGAGGCGACGATGCCGGCTTGCCGGAGAGGGCTGTACCCGCTACGACGGGCAAGACTCACCTACCTAATAATGGAGTTCCAGATCCGATTCCAGACTGCGCCACCCATTCATCTCGTCCATCAGCCTCACCGCCCACGAATTCAGCCGTGGCGGGTGAAGTGTAGGCCTCAGGTTCAACAGCATGCCTCCAGTCACTGTAAGCCCTGATGTTGGTGAAAGACTTCCAGAGAGTTCCTCTATCCATCTCGTCGAATAGTTCCAAAAACTCGTTTGTATCCTCGCAGAGGTGCGCAATGTTGCTGACACGATGAGCTCCGATAGACATCCCTCCGCGCGGCTGTGGGCGTTCAAGCCCGCCCGCCACAATATCACCATCTTTTGTCGCGTAATCGTAACCTTTCTCTGGAGTTCCTCGAGAAGGGCTAACGTTTGGGTGCCGACCGTCCACATCGAAGATATCAACCCTGCGAGTTCGGAACTTTCTCCCGAAATCGACAAACACGTGAAGATGAAATCCTCCAGTCTTGTTGTGTAATTCTCTGGCGACGATGCACTCAGCGCCAAGTGCAGAGAGCATATCTGAGACATGCCATTCGTCAAGGTCTCCACACTGTGAATATGTAAGGAGGACATACTTTGAGTTGACAAATAACATCACGTGGGTGTGTCCTTTTCCAAAGTGCTCTGCGTAAATAATATTATAGCAGAGCACGGAAAAACCCCCCTATAAATACCCCTTCCCCCGTTAACTTTCCCAACAAATGTCCCAACCTCAACGTAATGGCTTACTCACGGACCTCGACTTCGCGCTACGGAGGTCGCCGAACCAGGCGAACCTATCGCAAAAAGCGCTCATACAAAAAAAACCCCCGCCGCTCCTACGCCAAGACAGGCTATCGAAAGAGGCGTGGCGCTATGTCGAAAAAGGCCATTTTGAATGTCTCGTCTCGAAAGAAGCGTGACACCATGCTGTACTGGACGAACCAG